CCACTGTTGTCATTATACCAGCGATTGATGTACTTCAAGATGTGCATGAGAACTTGGCGGGATAGTGATCCGTCAAAATTGGAGAAGTCTCCTGCAATCATATCGTCACCTTTCGCTAGTAGCCTGAAAGCAATGTGTCCCCATTCGCAGGAGTAAGGATTTACTCCCACTGCAATTCCGTTGTCAATTCGACGCGTCATAACGTGTGCCGCGAAGTCCAAGAAGTACATACGCAGCGCGATAACAAGATGTTGTGGGCAAGCCTCGAAAACTCGAGTCTTACCTTCGTCCACTTTTTCAATTGGACGTTTTTCATCTTTCAGAGTTGCTGTAAAAACAGCATCTCCTCTTATGCCTTCGCGTGCGTTCGAGATGAGTGTGTCCACATCTCTTCGTAATTCAGCGTTGTTCAGGTCGTATTCTTCATCGTGTCCAAGCCAGTGTTTCTTCCCTGTCGAGGGATTGTTCAAGGTGTATGGATAGCCGGGTGAAGTGGTTCGGTTGATCGGTCGTTTCAGATAATCTCCTTCGATTCCAGTGATAGCTTCTTCATATGAATGAATTATGGTTTTGGTTTCTTTCAGTCGTAGTTTGTTAAATACATCATTGACAGCAATGTCAAGGATGTCTTTATCAATATACACTTCAGGTCCCAATAGTTTCTTTACTCCTTTAACCATTGGGTTAACCATAATTCCGTCTTTCATGAAGGGTCGTAGATGAGCGGGTTTTGTCGTTACTTCGTGCAGTTCTCCGTGAATCAGGGACTCTCTTAGCGTGGTCTTTGTAGCAGTGCGAGGCGCTGCTGCAAGACCAATCGCTAAGCAGTCCCCTTCATCAAGAAGGGTTGGTCTGAAAAGTTCATTTACATGGCCTTGTGCTGAGGGCATTCGGCCATCAAGTAAGTAGGTGTTCGCGAGATGATGTTTTCGTTGATGTCGTTCAAGATTGGCTGTAAGAAATTGGCGCGTGATCATAACTCCTGTGGCACTTCCTCGATTGTTTCCAGCGACGTGGAGTCCTACCAGTTTACCTGGTATGACTCTATTTCTAACACTTAGAAGAGCACCACACATGCCACTCTCTGTTGAGAGGTCATAGGTCAAATGATGACCTATGCGAAGCATGCATGTGCATTTACCCTGGGTGATAGGGCATTTTCCTTCTTCGTGTTTGAAATATTCCGTGGATCGAGTGTGAGCTACAAAAGTTGTTGGGTGTTTTTCAAGTACAACAGGGCTTCCTTTTATGTTATGCATGGCAGAGAAAACAAGACTGCCTTCATTCAAACTGTTAATATCTTTACAATCAATGAATTTTGAAATGATTTTTGGGCGAGCAGTGATAGCAGGTGGCAAAGTTACAAGGGCGAGGTCAATGGGTTCTCCGTCTAACTGAATAAATTGGTCAATTTTACAATCTGAAATAGGAATGGTAATGTGAGCTTGAGATGAATAGGGGTTAGTAATAATGATAGAGTCCACCTCAAATGAATCGGGTGAAAGAGTGTGATGGGTTGTAATGAGCGTGGTTCCCACCACAAAAATACCTGTGCTTTTTGTTGAGATTGTCTTTTCCTTGTTACAAGCTTGAATCCACACTGCATTCCGAAGCAAAGTGGAAGTTGTCTGATCAATTTGTACGGTGTCATGTTTTGCAAATTTACTTCCTCCAATGATAAAGTCTGATTGAGCTGTTATGTGATTTGGTGATCGAGCAATGGTGTTTCCTTGAGCATAGTGAGAGAGAGGGCGTTGATTTGGCATTTGTTCGTAGAGGCGTTGAGCATAATGAGAATTTGGGCGTTGACTTGGCATTTGTTCATACAATTTTTGAGCATAGTGTGAAGTTGGTCTTTGTTGAATTTCTGTTTGATAACTTTGAGCTTGTAATTTCCAAGCTGTGTTTACATGTTCGAGTAAGTCTGATTCGGTGTATCCTGTTTCTAAC